GACCGACCGTGTCTATCAGCCCGGCGAGGCGGTCAGTTTCGAGGGGGCGACCTATCAAGCCCAACGCCTCACCGGGAAGGCGCCGCCGCATGAGGATTGGCGTTGCATCGCGCGGGCCGGCAGCGACGGCGCAGATGGTCGCTGCCTCAACCCCCGATCGACCTGGTCGGCCGACGAGACCTATGCCGCGCTCGATGTCGTCACGCTCGACGGGGGTGCGTTCGTGGCGCGCCAGAATGATCCGGGTCCCTGTCCAGGCCAAGGCTGGATGCTGCTGGTCCAGCGCGGCAAGGCCGGCAAGCCTGGGCTTCCGGGAGCGCCCGGCGCACCTGGCAAGGGTTTGAAGGGCGATGCCGGCCCAGCCGTCACCGGCATCGAGATCGATCACACCGGGATGGTGACGCTCACGAACGCCGACGGCAGCACCGTCGAGCACGACTTCGCGCCGGTGCTTTCGAGGTTGATGCGATGAGCTATCCCTATCGCACCACGATCGATGCGGCGCCGATGCGCACGGCACTGGTCGATCCCGAAACGGTGTTTGCCGAGATCGGCGTGACGCCAACTGCGGACCAGACCAGCCAGATGGAGACCGTGATCGCGCAGGTCTCCGGCCTGATCGATGGCTTCCTCGATCGGCACCTCGCCGAAGCCGACGTCACCGATCACTTCCGCCGTCCTGGCGGCGACACCCTGCGGCTCTCCCGCTGGCCGATCGCCGAGATCCTGCAGGTTATCGAGGATGGCGCGGAATTGGTGCCGGATGCCTACGAACTCGACGAGGTCAACGGCCAGCTCTGGCGCCTCGTGAATGGCGACCGCGCCTGCTGGTCGGGCTGCGGCACGACCACGGTGAGCTATGTCGGCGGCTACATCCTGCCCGATAGCCTGCCGGCCGATATCCAGCGCGCTGCGGTGGATCAGGTGAAGGGCCAGTACATGGGCGGCAAGCGCGACCCGAACCTGCGGTCGTTCCAGGTGCCCGATACGTTTCAGGCCAGCTTTTCGGTCGGGGGTGGAGACAGCGCCGGGAAGTCCGGGTTGATGGCTCAAGTCGAGGCCGCTTTGGCGCCCTACAGGCGCGTGGTCGTCTGATGTTCGGCCAGTACGTTGCCGATCAAGCCGCTGCGATCATCGACGCCCACGGCGAAACGATGACTCTCACGCGCCAGGACGAAGCCACCACGATCACCCTGAAAGGCAAGCGCATCCCCGGCTCGACCGACGACGTCGGCGGCTCCGCGGAGCAGCAACGCTTCCGCGTCAAGATCGCGCCGACGAAGCTGCTGGAGTCGGCCTGGGCGTCGAAAGTGCCCAGCTCCTCCACAGACACGCTCTTCGTCGGCGGCCGACCCCGCACCGTCGTCGATGTGCGGCCGCTGGGCGACGGCGACGTCGTGGCGCTCTACGAGCTTGAGGTCGTCGGCTGATGGCATCGGCTCTTCGCATCGAAGGCGGCAGCTTCGCCGATCTTGCCGCCGGCATCGGCAGGTTCGTGCAGCAGGCCACGGTGCAGATCGCTCGGGAAGAGGCCGCCCGCGCCGGTTTGGACAAGGACTCCGTCATCATCACCGATGGCGCCCGCGGCAAGGCGCCAGAGGACGTGAAGCCATTCGGCAAGATCGTCTTCGTCGCCCGACCCAACATGGCAGAGGCCGTGCTGTGGGCGCTGGCGAAGCTCATCGAGATAAGTCCCGTCGGCCCAGCCGAAGGCGGCCACTACAAGGACGACCACGTCGTCATGCTGAATGGCAAGGCCATTGAGGGCAATCTCCGCAGCGCCCTGGCCGCGCTCGGTCCCGGTGATCGGGTTCAGATCGTCAATCCGCGGGTCTACGCTCGCAAGCTCGAGGGCGCCACGGCGCGCCGCAATGCCAGTCGCTATCGCGAGGCTCGCAAGGGCAGCTCCCGCCAGGCGCCGAACGGGATCTATCGGGTCGTGCAGCGCCTCGTCGTGCAGCGCTATTCGAAGTCGCTGTTCGTCGATTTCAAGTATGTGCAGCTGAACACTGGAGTCCGCGTCTGGGGTGCCGTCGGCGGTGGTCGCGTCAAGATCAATGGGGCTTGGGTGCAGAGGCAGGCTCGCGGTCGCGTGCAGCGCGATCAGGTCTATCCGGCGCTCCAGCTGTTCATCAAGCCCGACGAAACGGCGGGGCAGGGCTGACCATGGCTGGCGATCCGCTCCGAGACGCGTTCCGGACCGAACTTGCGGTCGTGCTGACTGAGGCGCCAGCGATCCCGTGGGCCGTGAAGGATGTCCAGAACACCGGGGAACAGCCGGCACCGCCTGCCGCCGGAGTGGCCGGAAGCTCCGCAGGATGGTTCGAGGTCGAGTTTCCCGGCGGTTCGGAGCAGCAGTACACGTTCGGCGCTCCGGGCCTGAATTGGCATCGAGAGCGGGGCCAGGTGACGATCCGCGCCGTCACTCGCCTGCGCGCCGGCAAGACCATCCGCGACCTCGCCGAATCCTATCTCGCCACGGTGCGCACCCGCTTCCGTCCGCGTCGCTTCTCGGCGGGATCGCAACAGATTCGCATCATCGCCACGATGCCAATGGGCGGCGGCGTCGATGAAGGCGGCCAGTGGGTCGAGAGCCTCGCTCTCGAGTACCAGATTTTCAATATCGGATAGGCGCTCAACGCCACCGCACCACCAGCCGCCTCCGGGCGGCTTTTTCATGTCCGCAAAGGAGCATCCACCATGGACAGCGCAAACAAGCAGACCGCCGTCGTGGCGGAAGTCACCCAGGGCACGACTCCGACCTCGCCCGCATTCAAGCTGCTGCGCGATTCATCCGTGAGCGGCAGCCCGCAGCGTGGCTCGCAGCGCTCGACGGAGCGCCGGCCGGACCGCATGGCCGCGAATATGGTCAGCGGGTTGGCCTCGTTCCCTAAGACCATCAACATGCCGTTCGCCCGCGACGCCGGCCTCGACATCCTGTTGGAATCGCTGCTGTGCGGCGCCTGGACGACGAATGTCCTCAAGAACGCTTCGACCAAGAAGCCGTTTACGCTGGAAGAACGGTACGAGGGCGGCGCCACGGATCCCTATCGCCGTTATGCAGGCTGCCTCTGCGACAGCCTCCGGATGTCCATGCCGCTGGCCGGCGGCGGCGATGCCGCAACGATGGCCTTCGCGATCAAGGCCCTGGCGGAAACGACCGCGACGTCCGCGCTGGGATCGTCGACCTATGCCGCGCCGACGCCCGGCTACGATCCGGTGTCGTCGATCGACATCACCGTGAACAGCCTCTTCGGGATCTCGACGCCGAAGGTCATGAGCATCGACCTGACGATCTCGAACGCGATGCGCGACAACTATGCGTTCGGCTCGGCGAGCCCTTTCGCCATCGGGCTCGGCAACTTCGACGTCACAGGCCAGGTGCAGCTCTATTTCTCGCAGCTCACGGACTACTCGACCTTCACGACCCGGCAAACCGGGCAGGCGCTCAGCCTCCGGCTGGGCTCCGTGGAGGACTCCATGGACCTCATCGAATTGAACAACGTCGACGTCTGGAACCCCGACGTCTCCGATCCCGGCGGGAACAGCGACCACATGGTGACGCTGTCGTTCATGGCCCGGTACGCCGCATCCGATACCGCGGCGATCAAGTGGACCCGCAACTACGGCATCGTCCCCTGATGCTTCGCCGCCACAGCAGGAGGTCAGACACCATGAAGATCAAGATTGTCAGCAACTTTCACGTCTTCGTGCCGAACGGCGAGCGCGACAGGAAGGTCGCGCTCGTCGCCGGCAGTGTGCTGGGCACCGGCGACATGCCGGAAGGTCACAGTGCGCGGGATTGGGTGGAGAAGGGGCTTGCCGAAGAGGTCGGTGGGGCGTCGGTCGCCGAAAGGGCGGACGACGACGTCTGACGGGTGGCTACTTCTTGAGGTAGCCGTTGGCTTTGAGCCAGTCGGTCAGGATCTTCTCTGCCATCGCGGCAACGGTCCGGCTGTCATCTTCCGCCGCCTTTTCGAGGGCTTCCTTCAAGGAGGGGAAGACCCTGAGGCCAAGCGGGGCAGAGCGGGTTTCTTTCTGAGGGGCCATTTTGTTTGATGATGTTAGTTGACTGCGTTGTTTGAATTGTACTAGCATCATCTAACCACAGCAAGCGGCCCCCGGCGGTGTTACCAGCACCATCCGAGGGCCTGACCCGAACCAAGGAACGACCCCATGGAACAGGCTGCGCGCCTTATAGCGAACCCGCGTCCCGACCGCGAGCCGGCGCCGAGCCGCCGGTCGCTGTTGTCATTCTTCGCCTCGACGGCGGCGGTAGCTGCTGTTGCGGCGACGCCAGCAGTTGCGGCGCCTGTCGTCCGGGAGCATTCGGAGCTGCTGGCGATCGGCGACCAGCTCCCGGCGATGCTCGATGCCTATCGCAGTGCCTTGAAG